TGGAAGCAGAGTCAATGCAACTAGACAATCTCAAGAAGATCAAGGAGCTGAGCACTCTAGATCAGCCTGCGCAATAGATACTCCCTGTGGCAGTTGTTAAGGGGCTGAATTGGCCCCTTCTTTTTGCCCGTAGGAAAGACATACCAACAGTTGGCGAGATTTGCCACTCTATTTGAACTATCTGAAATAGCTGGTATTATTCGCCAGTAGTTAGTCGGTACTGGACCGTTTCCAGGCGCGGGAAACCGCTACCCATAGAGGGCGAAGTAGATGGAAGACGAGCTGCAACTTGAGTATACGGTTGTCGATACGACTGACGGCGAAGAAGCAGAAGCTCCAGAGCCGATGGAAGAAGTAGACGATCCGGATACACAAGACAACCCTGAGCAGGGCGAACCCGGAGAAGCTGAAGGGGATGGGGTCGAGGACGAAGATGTCCCCGACACCGCTGACGACGAGGAAGGTGATAAGCCCGCCAAGAAGTCAGTTAAGTTAGACGCAGAAGCCCAGAAGATTCTGGACACAGAGATTGCCAAGCGGGTGAAGGCGCAGCGTGAAGCAGAACGCAGAGCGCAAGAGCTAGAGCGGCAGTTAGCCCAGCTTCAGGAGGCCCAGCGTCCAACTCGGCCTGTCGTGCCGGATCTGCCGGACCCTTACCAGGTAACTGAGGAGGAGTATCGGAATGCAGTTCAGGCGCGTGACAAGGCTTTGCAGGAAGCCGCGATATTTGATGCGCAGCAGAAGTACTTAGAACGTCAGAGGCAAGAGCTAGAGCAGCAGGAAAAGCAGCGTAAGCTCAATGAATTACTCGATATGCGTACCAAGTATATCGAGAGAGCGAAGAACGCTGGCATTGATCCTGTTGTTCTGGAGGGCGCTGGAGCTGTGGTCGGTAGTGAAATGCCATGGATCCAGGAGTTCGTGCTCGCTGACAAGTATGGCCCTCAGGTTGTTCAGTATTTGGCGGCCAACCCCGAAGAGCGGGCAAAGCTTAACGCTATGAGCCCTGAGCAACGCGCCTACTATCTAGGGGCTACTGTGCGTAACAAAGCAGCGGCATCTGTGAAACCAAAAGTATCAGGGGCTCCGGCTCCGGTTTCCAAACCAAATCGCGCTGCTGTGGCCGAATCGTTAGGACCGCCCGGCGCTAAATACTTCTAACTCAATGAGGTAACGCCTAATGGCAACTAATGCAACGAGCAACTATACCACCGGCAAGGTCATGCCGATCTTTCTCAAGGCTTTTGAGGCTGAGCGAGTCCTGACCAAAGCCGTAAACCGCCGCATCATCACTGGTGCGGAATTCCAGAATGCAGAATACGGTACTGAAATCGCTGTAAAGCGCCCGCATGACTATCGCGCCATCGAAACCTCTGGTGGTGATCTTTCGCTGGCTACCTTGAACGACATTATCTCCGGCCAGGCGAAGATGAAAGTCCAGAACATGATCACCGTGCCGATCCCGTGGGACAACATCGACGAAACGCTGAAGCTGAACCAGCTAGAGGAAATCTTGCGCCCTGCGGCTAAGCGCGTGGTTACTACGCTGGAAACCAATTTCGCCAGGTTTATGATGACTAACTGTCATAACGTGATTGGCTCAGTTGGCACTCCGGTCACTAAGTGGCAGGAAGTCGCTGGTGCTTACGCCTATATGGAATCTCTTGGCGTTCCGACCAGCCAGGGTCTGAACTACGTTATCAACCCCTACCAGCAGGCGGCATTGGCTGGTGCGCAGTCCTCGATCTATGCCGATGATCTTGTGAAGTCTGCATGGCAGAAAGCGCAGATTCCTAGCCAGTTTGCGGGCGTACGCGCAATGACTGCTACTACGCTGGCAACCTACCAGACCAACGCAGGCGCTGACCGTGCGGGTACGCTGGCTTCTACTCCGAACGCCACTTACGCGACTCATAAGGACACGATGATTCAGGATCTGGCGGTTACTGGCTTCGAGGCTAACTTGGTGGTTTCCGCTGGCGAAGCTATCGAAGTGACCGGCCGTTACCACCTTAACCAGAGTACTCGCTTGCCGATGATGAACGGCACGCAGTCTCAAGTTATCTGGCGTGGCGTTGTGACCGAAACCGTTACCCTCAATGGTTCTGGCGCAGGCACCCTGAAAGTTGCTGGCCCTGCTATCAACGAGTCTAACGGCCAGTACAACACCGTGGTTGCGCCGTTGGAGGCAGGTGACGTAATTACGCTGCTTGGCTCGCCGTCGACTCTGTATCAGCCCAACCTGATCTTCCACGAGGAAGCATTTGGTCTTGGCACCATCCGCCTCAAAAAACTGGCTGGCTGGGACAACACGATTGCAGAGTATGACGGCATTTCGATGCGCCTGGTTCGTTACTCTGACCCGCTGAAAAACACCCAGGGCTATCGTCTTGACCTTCTGCCGGCGTTTGCGGTCTACAACCCGTTCTTCGCTGGCCAGGCATTCGGTACTTCCTCTTAATCTTCCTCTGTTCGGGGCTCTCAAATGGGAGCCCCTTTTCTTTTAGTTGGAGGAATCATGTTAGTTAAGTTCAAAAAGCCTAGTGGCGTAGTGCTCGAAGTGAACGAAAGCTCCTTTGATGCAGCTATTGCGCTCGGCTGGGAGCCGGTGAAAGACCAGCCTGAGCCTGAAAAAGAGCCGGAAGTGCCGCAGGAAACGAAACGCCGTGGTCGTCCGCCGAAGGATGCTAACTAATGGCTACGGTCGCCACTTATTGCCGTGAAGCGCTCGGGGAATTGCTGAGCGAAGGTGTGGCATCGCCTATTGAGGCTGACGACTATGTGACGTTCATGAGCTTCCTGAACGATTACATGGCGTCGCTTGAGGCCATCAATATCCATCTGGGCTATACGCCAGTCTCGAATATCTCGGATGAAGTAACCATCCCTGCTGGTGCAAAACGCGGCGTAGTGGCGAATCTCGCCGTTGAGCTTGCAGCCACCTATGGAATAGAGCCTCCGGCTTCGTTGATTCAGCGCGCCACTGCTGGCCTGAAAATCATGCGAAAACTCGGTCAGCCGGTCATGCGCCAGCGGTATCCTCGCACTCTGCCGATCGGCTCTGGCAACGAGCCGGGTTATCCGGTTATCAGCCACTTCTACGATGGCTGTCGTCATAGTAATCCGCTCGGCGGCAACAGCTGCTGCGAGTGCCCAAAAGAACAAATCGTATTCGACCCAGACACCATTCCATTGGAATAAAGCATGGCCTTTAACCTCCCTTACGAACTTAAATACTTCAACGTCTGGGCTATCCACCGGAGCGGATTCTTGCGCGTCAATGACCAGTTTACGGTGACTGTCTATAAAGACGACGAGCCATATTCTGGTCTGCTCTATGACGAGAACGGCGAGCAGTTGTCGAATCCCTTTGGCGTTAGCGGCCGCTCATGGTTTTATGTGGCGGCGGAAGACGGCAGTAATTACACGCTTGAAGCGGAGGCAGGAGGCGCTAAATTCTGGCGGAAAGATACGCAGTTTTTGTATGTGGACGGCGTAATACAAGAAATTGAGGATCTTGTTCAGGAAGCGAACGAGGCAGCAGAGGCGGCAGCAGAGTCTGCCGCCGAGGCTGAAGGTAAAGTCCTCGCCTTTAAGGAGCAAGAGCTTGGCTACTTCACACACCTGATCGGAGAAGGTGATTCGCTTGTCAGCTTTCTGGAGGGGGGTGGCTCAGTCGAGATCGGATATGTTGCCCGCGTAAATTCAGTAGATGACAGCTCCGATGTGCTCCCCTCGACGTGGAAGTGCACTGCGACCGATGCCGAACTCCCTGGCGGCGCAACCCCCGGCGAACTCTACGAGGGCAAGCTGTACGTCGAGAACGGCAGCGGTGGGTACTATGTCTTCGAGTATGTGGGTGAGGGGAGTGTTGACGCGACTACCGGTACTGTCAGGACATTTCGCTCTGAACTGGCTAGCGCAGTCAGCGGCCTAGGGTCTAGATTGATTGCGTTCGTGCAGAGCGGCCTTGGAGCAATAAAGCGCTGGGTCGAGGACAAGCTCGCTGAAACGGTAAGCATAGAGGATTTTGGCGGTGGAACCGAAAAGTCAGCTGCTGAAAATACCGATGCTGCCGCGAAGGCTATTGCGCACCTGGTGAACTTGGGCGGAGGGGTGCTGAACATTAATGAAGGGCTTTACCTATTCGCCTGCGGCGATCCGGATGCGTCAAGTTGGGACAACCGGGCGTGCATCTGGCACAACACGCCTGGAGTAAGAATCAAGATCAAAGGGAAGGGGGTGGACGTTACTACTCTCAAAATGGACGACGGCCAGAATGCCCACATGATTAAGGGCGGGCAAAGGGTTGGCGGTGATCCAGTGGAGATTTCAGGGCTCGAGGTCGAGGACCTGACCATCGACCACAACCGCGACAACCAAGTGATGCCGGATGATACGCAGGACCACCAGAATGCGATTGATATCGCAAGCGGCGCGTCAGGCGTGGGCTTGCGTAGGCTAAAGATCGTAGACGCTATGTATTACGGCATCGGGTTTCAGCAAGATTATTTCTATAACTGTCATATTGAAGATATAGAGATCGATCGCAGTGGCGCTGACGGGATTGACTGTAAGGACAACTCCGGTCAATCGCACGGAAATACCATTCGGAACTTGCGCGTCAAGAACTGGGGCCTTTTGGGAGACCTCTCTTTACCGCAGGCCGGTATTGACCTTCGTAGCGGTTGGAGATGTTTCGACCTAGCAGCAACAGACCCCGGCGACAAGGGATTGATCGGTCTAAGATTGCAGAGCGGCGTGTCTGGTGGCACGCCTGTACAGGCAACCAAGGTGTACGGTTATCGCGGCTACGGCAACGACGCCTTAAACAGTGTTGGTGCGCGTGTAATCTCGCGTAATTGCAGTTTGTATGACGCGCACGTCATGCACTTCTCTGACGGGTTTAGTTTGTCGGACCCTGATGCCCGGTTTTTTGACCTTCGGGCTGAAAATAATAACGTCGGATTTAGACTGTGGCAGAACTCTGGCGGCGGAACTGAAGCTGATGTCGCATGCCTTATTGGGATTGTTGCGAGAAACAACACGCAGGCGGGGATCGTGTACGATTCCGTCGATGAGATTACTGTGCTCGGCGCCGACGTTAGGAATAATGGTATCGGTCACGATATCCGGTCGGGTAGCAGCTACGTCCGTATCATCGGCGGATCATGCACAGGAAACACCACGGCGATCCAAGACAATGGCTCATACACTATTGTTCAGTATGTGTCTGGACTGCGAACCAGAAGCATTGTAAGTACGGAAGTAGAGATTGATTCAGCAGGCACAAAAAACTTCACTATTGCTCACACTTTAAACGTAACCCCAAACATTAACGACGTGTGCCTCACGCTGAGACGCAACACCAACGTCGGCGACTGGGTCTGCGGCTTCTTGTGGGTGACTGCTGTAGATGCAACGAACATTTATGGCCAGATTCGTGTTGTCACCGCGTCGGCGACTAGCGGTGCGGTGGTGGATGTAGTGGCGACCATCGAAGCGAAAGCAACTACTAGAGCGTCTCCATGAGGAGCGACCTGTAGTGGTCTACTTTACAAAACTCACAGATATCGGCGCGGCGAAGATCGCCGCAGACCAGGCCAGCGGAAATTCGGAAAGCCCCCACCCCTGGGGTCTTTTTTGTTGCCAGACTAGGCTTCGAGAACGGATGACTTGGCAGAGGCCCGCATGGCTGCCATCGGTACGAGAGGCGACAATGGGACTTTGACGTTTGCCATCGTAAGCAGCGATAACAAGCTGTACATCCAGAATAGGATGGGGACAACAATGAATTTCTCGATAACGTTTACAAGTACTCAGAATGGATTTCCATTAATAACATACGGGCAATAAGTGGCTAATTTACCATTTGCTGACGGCTACTACATCGACGAATCGCTTCCTGTCGCAGCGCAGGAGTGCGTAAACCTGTTCGTCCGCAAGAACGAGATTACCGGTGATTTGTACCTTCGCGGGACTCCCGGTATCTCTCTGCTTGAAGATGGACTTGCGGGGGTTTGTCGTGGTCAGATTCTGTGCAATGGCGTTCCGTACTTTGTGGCAGGGGAAGTGCTCTACCGCGTTGAGCCTGATTTCTCTATTACGCCTGTAGGCGCGATTCCCGGCGTTGCTAATCTGGTCTGTGCGCACAATGGCACCTGGATTGTCCTGCTCATTCCTGGCGGCGATGCGTGGGCCTACAACGTCGAAACCGAGCTAGTTCAGCCGATTGACCACGTTAACTTCCGAGCGCATGGTGACCCGCTATATGTGTCCTACATCGACGGCTATTTCGTCTTTGTGACGGGCAAGCGGTTCATTGTCTCCGAGATTAACAACCCGCTGGTTTATCTTGCTTTGGATGTGGGCAGCGCGGACGCGAACCCAGATACGTCCACTTGCAGCTTTGTGGTGGGCAACCAGCTCTTTATCGGCGGCCCTTCTTCCATCGAAGGCTTCCAGAACATCGGGGGCGCGGGATTCCCGTTCATTCGCTCCGGTGCCTTTATATCGATTGGCGTGCTGTTCCCTAGCTCGATTGTACCGATTGCCAATGGCGTTGTGTTTGTTGGCGTGGATCAATCGGGTCGCCGATCTGTCTACTTCTTTGGCGGCTCGGGCCTTCAAGAGCTATCGACGCGGCCTATATCGCGGATGCTTCACGAGTCAGACCAAACCGAAATCACTTCGTGGGCGTTTGGCTCAGATGGCGACCTGTTTGTCGGCATTAAGCTCGATCATGCTGATATGGTCTACAATTTTGCTACCCAGAAATGGCACCGCGTTGGTACAATGCGAGATGGCTTAAATGGCCCGTGGCGCACTAAAGAGATAGTCCAAGCCTATGGGAAATTCCTTTGCTTGGATCGAGAGGAGCCGATTTGCGGCCTTCTGGATTATGAGGTTTACGACGAGTATACGCACCCTATTGTGCGGCAGTTCGTCACTCGGCCTTTCCGCAATGAAGGTAAGCCATTCTCTGTCGCGCAGATGGAGCTATTGCCTGAGGCTGGCGTTGGAACCGTTGAATCTCCTGACCCCCAGGTGGTGATGGAAAGAAGCCTAGATGCCAAGACATGGAGTGCGCCAAGGGCCGCTCCTTTGGGTGCCTTAGGCAGGTTTCGCAATCACACGGTATGGCGTCGAATTGGTCGCTCCTTCAATCGAGAGCTATTCCGCTTCACGATTTCGGACAGGGTAAAGGTTGTGATTATCGGTCTTGAGGCTCAATTCAAATGAAGCGCCAATTCCCCTCCAACTTTCCGATTATCGGATCAGATAGCCGTGCCACAGACCAGTTCCGCACTTGGGGTCTGAGCGTAGACCAGAACCTTCCCATCTTTGGCGAAGGATCCCCGGAAGGCGTGGTTCCTCTGAATGGGCGCGGCATGTACATCGACTTCACCGCGCCAGCTGGCTCCACTATCTGGCTAAAGAAACAACCTGAAATCGGCGGCGATATTCGCCTTGGCTGGGAATTGGCGTAGAGGTAACTATGGCACTGGGTAAGCTCTTAGGAACCGTTGCTGGCGTTGCTGGTCTTGGTGGTTTGTTTGGGGACATCAACTCCCAGAAGAAGGCATACGAGGCTGCACAGAAACAGCGACAGATGGTGCTGGACTACATCAATAAGATGCACAGTCGCACCGAGAATCAGGCACTGGATATTTACCAGCAGCTAGC